TGGCCCTTGCTGGCAGGCTTGGACTCGTGAGACTTCAGTTCTTTTTCAAGACCCTTCATCTTCGACATCTCAGCCTTGTGCGTTGCCTTAGACTCGCCACCTTTTTTCATTGGTGTTGAAGGCATCGAAGGATTGCCGATTGGCATTGCAGGCTTTGCCATTGCAGGCTTTGCGGCCATCGCCTTGCGACGAGAGGCCATAGAGGGCTTGCCGGGGGCGCGAACAGGTGCGTTGACGGCAGGACGGCCAATCAAGGCTGGAGTCCCTGCCAATGCGCCCATAGCACCACCACCATCGGCCATCTTCTTGTGACCAGCCTCGGCTTTACCGCCTTTTTTCATGTTCACATGACCGCCCTTTTTGAGTTTTAACTCAACGGTCGGCTCAGTGGTCATCATTTTGACCATTGGTTTGAATTGACCCATGATTGTGCCCCCTAAACTTTCTGAGCATACACAACCGTCAGGCGAATAACGCCTTGAGTTGTGCTGATCGTGCCATCAGGATCAAGCGTAACAACAACAGAGGTATTAGTACCAATGTCGCTCATTGCAAGCAACTGTGCGGCTGTAAAAGTTAAAGCAATACGACCACCTGCAAACACATCAGTCGAAGACACATATTGTGTGCCTGCGGCGGCTGTGCCAATAGTCATTGCAATTGCTGTAGCGGTTCCGCCACCCACCGCCTCATTCACAACCATATCAGCAAAAAAACTGATGATTTGTGAAGAAGCAGGGAGAGTCAGAGTTGCGCTAGTAGCAGTGCCTGCGGCGGCAGTGGTCACAGTGGTTGTCTGAGACATGACGACGAAGCCGCCATCCACAGTGTCAGTCAAAGTGCCAGAACCTGCACGCAGGGTAGAACCAAAATAGGTTTGTGCCATTGTCTTGCTCCTTATTAGTGCAGGGGCCGAAGCCCCCGCTTGGGTTTAGACGCCGGGCGTACCGTACATCGCACGAGGATCGGTAAAGCCGACTTGGTAACGCTCTGTCGCTTTGTAGCGCATAGAGTCAGTTTCAAAATCGCCTTCCATCGTCTTCTCCAACTTGCGACGCATCAGCAACTTCATGCCTTCAGGAGCGTCTGTCTGCACCCACCATGCGGTGGCTGAAGTCAAACGGCTGATAACAGCGGCACCTTCGTCCAGCAAGCCGATAGACTTAACTGGGTTGATGTCGTTGTTGGCATTGCCAGCACGCAGAACAGATTTCAACAACACTTCCGCTTGGAAGACGTTGCCGGGGGCCACCACCAACTGGCGGGGCACCAAACGAATCTTCTTCTGGTTGTTGTCCACTGCTTGACGAATCTGGATCAACATCTGCTCAAGAGATGTCTGAGACAAGTTCGCGTCAGTGGTCAAGCGGTTGCTGAATGTACCGTTCACGATTGGGTGAGCGGTGCTGTTCAGAGCAACGCCGTCGCCGCCGGGGTAAGACGCATTGAACGCACGGTTCAAAATGTTTGCCGACAAAGTCTCTTTGGTCTCAATCAATGACTGAGCCAAGTGACGAGCGTACACCTGACCGATGCGGATGTGGTCACCGTCCTCAACCAAAACTTTGGTCAAAGCGAATGCCAAACCAAATACTTGGTAGACATAACGCTGGAGGAACAGCACGCCACCTTGTTGGTACGACACAGGAGTGCCGTCAGGCAACTGAGGTGCGGCACCAAATCCATAAAGGACTGGCTCTTCGTGGTAGTTACGGGGAATGCCTTCTTGTTCAGTGAAGACACGGCTCCATTCGTCTGTGCGTTGATCGTATACACCATCAAAGCACTCATTCAGAATGGGTTCGACAATCGAGCGAAAGTCGGTACTGCGCATTGGAGCGGCCATTTTTTAGTCCCCCTTAAACTGCGTTAACAGACGCATTGAACTGCGACTCGTTAACTTGAACTTGCACAACTGTGTATGCATCTCCCCATGCGTTATCAACGCCGGGGGTCAAACCAATAATCTTCAACTGTGCAGAAGAACCAGCGGAAACAACCGAGGTGCTAATGACACACTGAGAGAGTCCAGTGGTCGTGGAGCCTGCTGTAATAGAGGCAAAATCAGACTGAGCGCCCAAAGTAGTTTGTGCCAACGAGCCATTGGCTTGAATGTCATAAACGATAGCGGGGTCTTGGTAGTAGTACGCAATGGCAGAGCCAGTTGTGTATGCAGTGTTGGCAGGGAAATAATTGCTCACACGACGACGACCAGTAGTGTCAGTCCACTCAAAGCCAGCAAAGGCTCCGAGGAACGCATCACCTGCGGCGGCGGCTTGAATTACACCTGTAGTGTCCAACTTGACGGGCTGGCCCTTCAAGATGTCACTGGTATAGCCAGAAACGATGCCATCAGCCAACGCAACCGCACGATCCAAACCAGATGGGTGGAACGAGGGACGCAGACCAAAGGGCTGGTTCAATGAAGACATAGTCTTACTCCTTGTTTGGTTAAATTCACCCGCTCAGAAAACTGGTGCGGGTAACTGTTTATCAATATCATCCAAACCTTCGCCCTCGACCTGTCCCAACTTGCGCCCAGAACTATCTCGTCCCACGGCCTGCTCTGCTTGAAGGCGAATTTTGTTCGCTTCCTCAAGAGGCGCTTCGTGGTGGAAATGAGCCATAACATCTTGATACAGTTCCATTGGAATCTTGTACAAGAGCATCTCATTGCACGAAATAAACCCAGCGTGTTCCCCAGCCTTGACTTTGTTGCCATCCAGCCCGGGGAGTTCTTCCGCTTTCACAGGAACATACCCAAGTCGAATGCGCTTGTCGATACTGTCATAACTGTTGGTCGTAGATAACCAGCAAAGGTGCCATCCCTTAATATCAGGGACAGACGGCAATGCACTTTGTGTCCATTCGTCCTTCCACGCCTTGCGGCGCTCATCGGCTGACACGAAATTATCCTCTGGTGCCTCTCGACTTTTGTCAAGACTCGCGCGATTTTCGCGTCCACCAGCAGATAGAGATTTTTTTAAACGAGAATCCATTTTCTTAACTCCTATAACCTTGATTTTGTTTGGCTTCCAATGCGTAGCGTCGAATCATCTTCGCCCGTTTATCAGCGTCATCCCACATTCCAGCATCTTTCATGGCTTGGACTTGTTCGCGTGTTAACGCAAACTGATTTTTTCCAATCGCACTACTCGAAGAACTTTCGCGGCCTGAACTCGTCACAACATTCCTTGGTCTAGAATTCCGAATCGGTTTCTCATCGGTATCACCAGTATAACGGTGTGGCAAATACTTTTGCAAGCGGTTGTCAAGTTCTTCCCAATATTGGGGCGTCTTGGGGTTCCATCCCTCTTCAGCCATAGCCTGATCAATTGTCAAAGCGACTTTTGAATCTGGGTCTTTGCCGTTAGGGTCGTACCATTGGTTGTTTTGCATCCAATTGGTCGCATGGCGCTGAAGTTGTGGGTCAGGGGCGCGAATTGTGCGTTCACGCTGGGGCGCGGTGGCCTTTTTGATCACATTGTCAAGGGCTTCATACTCTCTACGAGCGTCAAACCACAATTCCTGCGCCGCAGTGAGCATTTCGCCATTGCCAGTCTGAGTTGCTTCAGCAATTTTCTGTTTTGCAAACAAAATCTTGTTGTGCTTCTCAGTTTTAGCCGCATTCAAGCGTGCAAGGTCACTACCGTGCGACTTTTTCTCCAAAACTGACAGTCTTTCGATCAGTTCTTGGTTCTGTCGGCTCAAAAAGTCCAATTTATGGTCTTTTTCGGTTGAAACCTGCTTGTGGTACTCCTTGCGCTTGAGGCGCTTGAGGCGCTTTTGCTCTCTCAAGGCTTCCGCATCAGGGTCAACACCGCCACCAGCGGCCATTTCGGCCTGTCTGGCACGATCATCGGCCTCGTCGGAGTCTTCGTTCTCGTTTCTTGTTGGTGAAGGGATACTTTCAGGCAAATCAACGGTTGCAGAACCATCTTTCTCCTCTTGAATCACAATCACTTCTTGTTCGTTTTCGGTACTCATATGAATGCCTTCATTGCAAGTGGGTCACCAGTAAGTTTGGCAATAACTTCATGGTCGTTTAGAACCATAAAGAGGGCTGGGTCTTCATCAGAATGCGCGTCAGGGACTGGAACCTCCCAACGATCACCACCCCACTTGGGGACTCGGATGTAATCACCAACCTCGCACCAAGTGCCCTCAACCCAAGGCTCCATCGTGTCGCGTTTTTTGAACGCCAATGGGCCAAGTGAGATCACTTTTGCGACCATGTTTTGCCACTTCTCGGTTTCTTTGGTCTCGGAGACCAAAATAATCCCAGCACTCGTTACCGTTTTCTTTGTTCGGCGCAGTTGTACTAAAACTCTTGCGCCAAGGGGTATCGCACCGGGGTCTACAGCAGGAAAAGCATCCCGCAAATCGGCTGAATCACCAGCCACCGTGCTATCTGTCATCGTTATCTTCCTTTAGAAGGTTATTGAGGATTTCAAGGGCTTCCTCAAGGCCAGCGATATGCCCGACTAGGCGTTGGTACGAGGCGTAATCAGCGGCATTACCCGTTGACAAACCTTGCACCACAGCCTCTTTACGCGCTTTTACAGCGCCAATGAAGTCGGAGACATACCTCATGCGTTTCTCTTGTCTACGCCCTTGTTTTGGGAGAAATTCCCGTGGTCGCTGTTAGCCTCTGGTTGCGTCGCTTTTGATTCTTCTTTCATTTGTTGACCGTTGATCCATGCACCAGTCGCATTGCGATGTTGCTGGCGCACGGCTTCTGATTGCTCGTCTTTAAGTGTGATAGCCATTTCATTCTCCTAAGTTTCGTTGGGTAAGGTTTTGCAGTTTGATAGCAGTCTGCTCCTGCTCTTGTCGAAGTTTGACCTCGTCTAAGGTCAAATCGGCAGTCTTCATTCGCTCTGTCGTGAGGTTGTCCTCGGCGTTCATTGCGATCTTGACTTGACGATCTTTTTCTTTCTGCGCTATTTCCGCTTGGAACTTCTGCGTATCGAAGGCAAGGCGTGCTTGGTCTTCTGCGGCGCGGCGCTGTGTCTCGGCCATAGAAGCCTGCAACACTGCTTGTGCCTCGCCATCCATCGGCGGGGGCGCGGGTTTGAACTGTTGCATCATCTGTCCCAACTGCTCCAGCGCAGGCAACAAACCTTTGAACACCTCTTCGGTATCCATCGACAGGTGCGTAGAGGCCAAGGCCACCGCGTTGTCGATCTGCTTGACCAGTTTGCTGTCTTCGTACTTGCCAAACTGCACGCCAGTGTCGCCTTGGACATAGGTGGACATCTGGCTGGTGTACCAGAGCATCATGTGTTGCTTGATGTGTTCCAGCGCGTTCGGAATGTACTTGGGCGCGATTAGGCGGTTTGATCCCAAAGCAGGATCGAGCGCAAAGGCCAAGTGGGCTTGAATGTGAGCCAACTGATCCTGACGCGGGTAAGCGAAGGCTGGTCGGCCCAGTGCCATAGCGGAGTTCTCGTCTGCGGCATTCATCTCCGCAGGCTTGCTGGCATTCGGTATCAACTCGTTCACATTCGGAATCTTCAACTGCTTGAGCATTCGATTCACGACGGCACGCTGGTCAAAAATTGCAGGGAACTGTGTGGACAACTGCAACACAGACTGCATCTGGGCCACGCGCTGTGTCTCAGAGAAAATGTGGGGATCACTTACAGGCACGATGTCGCTGTTGCGCTTGAAGTCTTCCTTCTTGATGGGCAACTCTGCGACCATGTCGCCACGCTTTTGCTCGTCCAAGTACCAGCGGTTCAAGCGGGCAACAACGCCAATGACTCGGCGCTGGCTCTCGTGCAAGCGTGCGTGAATGGAAGAGAACACCACAGCGCCCTGCTCAATCAAAGCCTGCGTGGTGCCTACTGGCATCGTGGATTTGGCGTCGGCGATCTTCTCTTCAGCGGTAGTGACCACGCCTTTGGCGGCGGTGGTGATCCAGCCTAGCAACTCAAACAGCACCTGTGAGGGTGGGTTGAAGGGCATAGGCATAGCGATCTTGCGGATGTCATCGACCCCGGGGGCGCTCTCGATCTCGGTCACCTGCGTCACTTCGATCTGCTGACTTGCGCCAGAGATGCGGGCACCCTTCAACTTCAGCATCGTGGCCGAGTTGTTGATGTGTGCAGTGTCCAGCAAGGCCCGTAATGCGCCCGTCAAGGCCGCGCTGAGACCTCCGATGAGGTGAGGTAGCCCAACA